TCTGGGACGGGTGATCATACCCTGCGATACAAAGCAGGCTGTGGTCGAGAAATGGTCCGATCCAGATTTTAAGATTACGAAAGAAGAATGGAGAATAGAACACGCAACAAAACAGATAGGACTCAGATTAGATCAATACATAGATTTTGATATTGATAATCCTGTCGTCAAAAGATTTACAAGTGACCACATAAAATCATGTGGTGCAATATTTGGTAGAAGAAATAACCCATCAAGTCATTATCTTTGGTCTGGCACATCAGATTATAAGAAGTTTGCATTGCCAAAAGAATTAGAAAATTATTATAAAGATTATGGTCATGGCGCAACATTATGTGAGATAAGACATGGTGCAAATAAATATACATTAGTACCAGAAACAAAATACCATACAACAAACGAGGTTGTTAAGTGGGTTAAGTATGATGGCATAGATGAATATCCAGGTAATATAAAAGTTGACCTTGGTAAGATTGCTTTAGCTGCAGCTCTCTGCATTACATACGCAGGTTCTGGACAAAGAGATGATTACTGCACTGCTATGGCAGGGGTATTATTAAAACACACAGAGTGGAGTGTCGATGATATAGATGACTTTGTATACAAGATTGCAATCGCAGCAAAAGATGAAGAAGCAGAGAAGAGAAAAAGAAAAGGCACAACACATAAGAAAGCAAACAGAAAATTTGGTATGCCAAAACTTGCAGAGATTATCGGGTGTTCTACGAAAACAATTGCAACAATCTTTAGTTGGATTGGTGTGCAGGAGGCTACAAGCGAAGAGGCAAAACAATCTATCGGGCAGATAATAGAATATGGCAGTGATAGATATTTTGTAAAGATAAATGCTGTGGTGCAGGGAGAGGCTGTTGAAAAAACAATTACAGTAGATGGTCCTACACTTAGAAACAAAAAACTATTTTATGATTCTGTAATCAGTAAAGCATCAGTATGGATACCAGAGATGAAAGCGTCAGACTTTGAAGAGATAATGCGTAGAAAGTATGAGGCGAGAGAAAAGTCTACAAACTATGTAGAAGAGGCAGAAGAAGATTTAAGATTTATAAAACATTTTAAAAATTATATTGCGGAAGAGAAAGCGTATACAAACAAAAAAGAATTAGCTTATTTTGGCATGCCATACTACAATGCGCAAAAGAATATATTAGAGTTTAATTTAGATAAATTTGAAGATTACTTACAAAAACAAAAGATAAATCTAGCAAGAGTTGACCTTGTAATTAAATGTCAAAATATATTGAAAGCAAAAAAGAATCACGGAAAGTATGGTGAAAAATCTTGTGTATCATGGCGTATGATAAATCAAAAAATAGACAAAGAAGATCTGATAGTAGAGGGTGAGTATCAGGAGGTTACAGATGAAACAACCTAAGTTTATATCAGGACCACCAGGGACAAGAAAAACCAGTAAATGGATTGTAGATAAATACAAAGAATTATTAATAAAATATTCTTATGACAACATAATAATATTATCACATACAAACATTGCAGCTAATGAAATAAGAAACGAGATATTAAAACTACCAGAGATGGAGGGTGTAACAAAAAAAGCAATGAAATATAAAATCTGTACAATACACTCTTACTGCAAGAGCAGATTAGTTGGCCGTAAAGAAGTATTTGATTATGAAGATCACATGAATCTAACAACAATAGATTCTCTTTTTAAATTACAGAGAGTGACTGAATCAGAGTTTAATGCTGATAAACATAAATTTTATAGATACCTGGCTGATGCACATGGCAGAGGTAACACATTGAAAGAACATTGGAAATCATGTGATAAGAATACATACAAACCATACAGCTTAAACTCTATTGAACAGATGGAGTTTCCATATGCGCAATACAAGCATGACAATCACGTCTGTGATTATGCAGATATGATACAGGAATTTATTGATAAGGCTGTTGAGCCAGACATAGATGCTTTAATAGTTGATGAGGCACAGGATAGTAATGTGCCACAGAGGCAAGCATTGGATAAAATGGCAACAAAAGCAAAAGAATATTATTTTGTTGGTGATGCAGACCAGACTATTTTTGAGTTTGCAGGATCAGATGCAGACTACTATCACAGACTGTCAAGAGACGCAGAAGAATTAAAACAAGGGTGGCGATGTGGACAGACAATAACTAATTTATGTAAAAGAATTATCAGACCCATATGGGAAAACTATGGGTATGAGAGAACCTGGAAACCAACAGATGTGATAGGCAATCATTATCACCTTCCTAGTTTAGATAAAAGATGTAGTGCTATGACTGCTTTGTTAGATAAAATAAAACATACGAATGAGACTTTTTTATTTACCTATCGCGGCACGCCGTCAGATTCATGGGTCAAAAAATTTTTCAAGCAACAGGGTATAGAGTTTGCACACGTAGGGAACACGGCCCACGTACCAAAGAAAGAATTAAGATGCCACAAGCTATGGCCAGATTTTTGTAGAGGCACGCCTATGCCATTGAAACAGATAAAAGACTTCTGGCAATACATGGGTAGCAAAGTGATAGTTCACGGCAGAGGTGAGGAGAGTTTTGATGAGTGGGTTGATAGAGAATATACGATAGATTACATGATCTATCATAAGTATTTAAAAGAGAATGCGGGAAGAGAAAAAGATTTTGCATTAATAAGAAAAAAGATAGATCCTGATAGATTAATCTACATTAGAAAGATTCTAAACAAGGGTTACGATGATGGAGAGGTCAGAGTAAAATACGCAAATATACATACAGTAAAAGGTCTGACGTTTGACAATGTTGTTGTTGATCTGACAGCGACAAGACAAGAGGATTATTTTACACAACTCAGATTAAAATACGTTGCATACAGCAGAGGCAAGTTTGATTGTTGGACTGTAGCATCACAAGGTAAATATACGTTAGGAGTAAGATGAAAAAGAAAAATGTTTGGGACAAGCAGCACGGCGGGAGTCACTATCAAAAGTATGTCATACAGCCGAGCAAGTTTGTGGTTGAGAATAAATTGCTATATCCTGAGGGGTGTGCTATAAAATATATTATACGTCATCAGGACAAGAATGGTAAGGAAGATTTATTGAAAGCAATACATTTTATAGAGATGATTATAGAGAGGGATTACAATGTGTAATACACCAGAGGATCTAGATCTAAATGGCATAGATACGGTTGCGATAGATATAGAAACCTACGATCCAAATCTTAAATCAAAAGGTTTGGGTGCTATACGTAATGATGGTTTTATATGTGGTATAGCAGTGGCAACAGAAAATGATCTTGCATACTTTCCCTTACGCCACTCTGACACTGATATATCTTTTGATAGAATAGATAAGATATGGCAAGTGTTGAACGATAAGATTTTTCAAAACGAAAATATCACAAAAGTATTTCACAATGCCATGTACGATGTCTGTTGGATCAGAGCGGTCACAGGTAAAATGATGAAGGGTAGAATTGTAGACACCATGATTGCTGCATCTGTAATTGATGAGAATAGATTTAAATATTCTTTGGATGCACTATCAAAAGATTATCTTAACGAAGAGAAATACAAATATGATCTACAACAGAAAACTTTAGAATGGTCTGGTGGTACAGTAAAGGACCCGATGACTAACATGCATAAGCTGCCAGCATCTATTGTAAAAGAATATGCAAAGCAAGATGTAAACCTGACTTATAAATTATGGAAATTATTCGATAAAAAAATAGACGAAGTATTATACACTAAAGACGATGGAGAACAAAAAACTTGCAGACAAATATTTGAATTAGAAACAAAATTATTTTTATGTTTGGTTGACATGAAATTCAAAGGCGTTAGAATAGATGTCGCAAAAGCCATCCTGTTTGGCAGACATCTCAAGAAACGTAGAGATCAAATAGTAAAAGCCATAGAGAATATCACAACAATACACGTTGACATCTGGGCTGCAGCATCAATCAAAAAATTATTAGATCATCTTTGTATAAAAGATTACAAGGTCACTCCTAAATCTAAGATGCCACAATTACCAAAAGATTATCTAAAGACACACAATAATAAATGTCTACGTATGATTGCAAAAGCAAGAGAGTATGACAAAGCAGTCAATACTTTTATAGATGGACTATTAGATTATGTACACGAGGGTAGAATACATGCAGATATAAATCAGATAAGATCAGACTCGGGTGGCACGGTCACCGGCAGGTTCAGCATGTCTAATCCTAATCTACAACAGATACCAGCCAAGGGTTATATCGGTGGTAAGATGAGAGAATTATTTATACCAGAGGATGGTTGTAAGTGGGGTAGTTTTGACTATTCACAACAGGAACCACGTATTGTGGTGCATTATGCTATCAAATTAGGTCTGCCAGGCACAGAGAGCCTACAGGAAGAATTTGACAGGGATGATGCAGATTTCCATCAGATAGTCGCTGACATGGCTAATATATCCAGGAAACAGGCAAAAACAATCAATCTAGGTCTTTTCTATGGTATGGGTAAGATCAAACTACAGAGAGAATTAGGTCTAGACCAGAGACAGGCAAAAGAATTATTTAACGAATATCATGGCAGGGTGCCATTTGTACGTCAGCTGTCACAAGAACTCATAGCATTTGCAAAAGAAAATAGATTACTATTTACATTACATGATAGATTCTGCAGGTTTGATAAGTGGGAGACGACAAACAAGGAATGGAATCCCGAGACAAATAGATTTAACGAAGTACCTCTATATACAAAAGAGCAGGCAATGGAAGCATTCAAAGCAGAAATGCTGGATAAGTATAAGGAGAACAAGATAGATGCAAACTACATGGATTATTTTGATAGATACTACACACCTGCATTTACATACAAAGCATTAAACAGATTGATACAAGGGTCAGCCGCAGATATGACAAAGAAGGCCATGGTGGATTTGCATGAGAAAGGTATAATACCACATATACAAATACACGATGAGCTTTGTTTTTCAATCACGGACCACGAACCAGAGCTTATCAAAGATGTAATGGAACAAACAATACCTCTTGAGGTCAAGAATAAAGTAGACTTTGAATCTGGACCAAATTGGGGTACAATAAAATGAGGATAGATTATGGCATATTTAAACGCAAACATACCACCAGTTTATGCACAGATAAGAAGAGAGTATTTATATGATCTTAAAAAACATCATGGCGAAGTTGAAGACTGTATTATCTTTGGTATATCAGCGCTTACTGGAAGGAGTATACTTTGGCATGCTATTATGGAAAATGGTGCAATATTTTATCGCTTACCAATTAGCGCGTTTATTCAAAAGGGATTTGAGCCATCCAGAGTGCCCACAAGACGACTTGATGAACTACAGCTTTGGAATTGTTTTTCTTATTATCCTGCTGTCACTTCTTGGGACATTCTAGAATCACAGGCCGGTAAATATATCGGAAAAGATAAAAAATGGCACTCAGGAAAATATTTATTTACTATTGACTTTGCACATCCAGAGGCTAACATACTTGACACTGATCATTCGGAGATCCCGCACGAACACAAGTGCGCTCACATTATTGCCTTAGATGATGGTAATTATGCAGCACAACCTAACAATCGATGTATATGGGACATACCTTCTTTTACTGTGAAAGATGAAACTCCCGATTGGAAAGTGCAAACATCTGAATGGAATGTTGAAGATAGCAGAGCCTGGCGGACAGAGGATACCGACAAGTTCTTCTATGAAATTGAGGAGAAAAAAAATGATTGATAAAATGAAAAGAAAAGCTATGCATTATTGGGCAGACCACAAGGTTGAATGTCTTGTGTTTGTAGTTTTGGTAATAGCTTTGATTATTAAATAATGAATTCAGGAGATAGCCAGGATGGATTACAGATTTACAGCGGTGCTGATAATTTTGTTGTGTTTACTGGCTATTTTCGTCCGTCCACCATCTCACTCATCATTGAAAATAGATAAAAAAGACTATATAATTCCGCTACCAAAACCAAAAATAAATGAGTAAGAAACCTTTAAATATATCTGAAGAGGCCGCCGTGCAGATGCCGATGAAAACGGTTGCTAGCTTGATTTTGCTCGTCGCAGCCGGCGTGTTCGCATACACCGAGCTGACGGCAAGGTTAGTATCGCTGGAGACATCACGTGAGCTGTTTGAAAATGATTTACTCAAGAAATCTGAGCAGATTCCTACCGATCAGGAGCAACATTTTTTACTCGAGGATCTTTATAAGAGTGTAGAGCAGATAGAGACAAGAATTGAAGATATGATGCATAACAAAGTAAACATACAATTTATACAAAAACAAACAGAAAAACTTCTAACAGATGTAGAAGAATTAAAAGATAAGGTAAGAGCAAATGGCAACGGGACGAATCACTAAAAAAGTTTTAGACTACATAGCTCACATAAACAAAGAAGCTAAACAGATGGATTACGTAAAAGATCTAAAAAAATCTGTTGAGCATGGTAAGAATGGCACACAGAAATATGTAATCAAAGAGGGTGAGAACAAAGGCAAAGTAGTATGACAGAGTTAGTGGTAGCCCTACTTATGATTGTACAGGGAGAGATCAAGGAAGCGCGTATCCAGCCGTCGATGTCTGAATGTTTGAAAGGCAAGAGAGTTGCAAAACGTGGATTAAAACTTGATGGACATGTCAAGTATCAATGCATAAAATCTATGGCAGAATTAGAGTCAAATATTGATGGATCTTTGTCTATAAAAAAGCTAATATTAGAGTAATGAAAATTACTGCAGAAATAGTTAATGGCAAGTGTCCTACTTGCGATGAGTTTACAATGTTGGTTGGACTTACAAAAGAGATATACAGATGTATGAATTGTGGATCTGATCTAGAGCAACATGTAAATGGTAAGATAGTTTATCTACCACACGTGACCAGACCAGCAGACATGGATGTATTTGTGAAAGAATGGTCTGAGTAATGGCAAAGAAATCTAAATTTGGAGTTGCAACAGCACCTCGTAATAAACCTAAAAAACGACCAGGACGTCACAAGAAGTCAAGAAATAAACATGAAAAACGTCAACAAAAAAATCAAAAGAAAGGTTGACATAATCATATAAAGTCCTACATTCTAGGTATGAAAGAAAAAATAATAACATTAAAAGTAGATGGTGCAGCACAGGGACAATGGTCCAGTCTGTTGTTAGAATTAAATCTGATAAAAAAAGCATGGAAATCTTACGGTGTTGACATTAATATGAGAGCATCGGGATTAAAAAATGTTTTAAATTATGGAACGAGAAATAACGATGGATCTGATACTATTAAACGACGGACTATATAGTCTGGTATCTGTCACAAAGGAGATGATGGAGGGTGTCGAGATATTGTCTGACATCAACTGCTTTGATCTATGTGACATACTACGGGTATACCTGACCACGTATCACGAACCACCGTTCAACGTACACGTAATGAAGGATGGCAGTGGCGATTTTATTGGGTGTATTTGTAACTAGTCTTTTGATTTCACCTGCAGTTGTTTTACTGTGGATGTGGGATCAAGAGACACCTACCCTAAAGAGGGAAAAAAGTAAGGGTAGGTAATGGTGAGAAATTATCTCGCTCTACCACATTCCTGCCACATTGTCAAATACTAGGCTTTTCTGGTGTGCAATAGAACTTGACATACATGTTGTATTTATTAACTTCTTCTCTGCCAATCTCTTTCATTTTCTTTGCAGATTCTTCATAACCAAACATCAGGCAATCGTATTGGGTGTCAAATCTATCCGGCCATTGATACGGCTCTATACAGGTACTTGCAACCTGTGAACAAATTAATAGACTTAATAATATTTTCATTGACAATCCTATAATATCACCTATATATGGGTTATTAATATGAAAGGAAACACGCATGACAGACATGAGTAAATATAAAAATGTTTCTCTAACAAAAGAAACATACGCTACATTGGATAAGTTATCAAAGGTATTATTGCCCGATGCAAAATTATCTATAGCAAAAACGATAGAATCAATTGCAAACGAGAAAGCGAAGAAATTAAATGGCAAAATTAAAAAAGGGTAGAGTCAAGGTACACATCTGTGACACGTGTCACGGTAATGGGTATGTCAGGGTTGCAAAGATTGATGGTGATCCTGCATTAGATTTTAGAGATAGAAGTGAGGTCCACCAATGCTGGGACTGCGATTCGGAGGGAGAATTTTATGAGACGGTTGATACTGATCTTATTGATGACGGTGATTCTGACACACTGCACTAAACTAGAGTTTGATGGATTCGATCCGACAACCACAGCTTTAAGATGGATTATGAAAAATGATAGCAGAGACTGATGCAGCATACATAGCCGGACTTTTTGATGGAGAGGGCAGTATACATTTCAAACGTGGAATCGAGAAGAAGAAGAGACACAACGGCAAACCAGGTTATCGTTTATCAAACTCCATGCGTATCAATATGGAGATAACCATGACCGATGAGTCTGTATTGGTATGGGTTCATGAGGTATTGGGTGTTGGTACACTTAGACCTAAGAAAGTAAAAGGTAAAAGAAAAGATGGTACGAAGTATCTACCGCAATGGAAATGGCGTGCAACATTCAGAGATGCATACTATGTGTGTCTGTTGATCTGGCCTTTTGCTCATGTTAAATTAGACAAGATAAATAAGATCATGGAATACTATTCTGATAAAAAGATAATGAACGCAAATATAATAAACCTAGAGGAGTATAGAGCAAGATGATGTTAAGAATATATCTATGGATAATGGGTTGGTCCGGTGCGATCAACAGTTGGGCGTGGCGTAAACAAGCAGCCATCGTCAGAGCAAAGAATAGAAAAGAAGAAGAGGACTATATCCGGGAGCTAAAGAAAAAATTATGACGGCTAGTTACGGATTAGGTATGTTTGGATATAGTATGATCTGTCTAATAATTGGTTGTACTATAATTTATTTTGTAATTAAAAATATAAAATGATGGAAGAGAAAGATCTATTAGAGTACGAGAATATTGGTCGAAAGATCAAGCGTAATGATAAATATACCTATACTGACGCCTCACGGATCGAGGACCACGGAACACGGCTCTATGATGTAAATGGTTCTAGACTTCCTAGTGTAACTACGATATTAGGAGCCACCAAAAATCAACAATTTCTAAAAGAATGGAAGGCCAAAGTCGGTGAAGCAGAAGCAGAA